ATGTTGGAGCACTTTCTTCAAAAGTAGAAGAAAGTGATGAAGGTGATGTGAATAGTTATCAAGGTGAGGTTCAAATGAGATATAATTTACTGTTTACACAGATGGTAAAAATGCAAGTTCCTTGCAATCCAAATCTTAAGGCAGGTGATATTGTTAAGTGTAATTTAGAAATTATTACTCCGGGAGAAAAAGAGCAAGGTTCAGTTGATCCTGTAGAGAGTGGTAATTATATGATTTTAGATTTATGTCATCATTATGATCCTGAAAGATCATTTACCGCAATGACTCTTATTCGTGATACTTACGGCCTCTATACTGGCAAATAAAATGACAACTAACTTAGGATACGCACTCGGTAATAATAAGTGGTTTTTGGGTCAGGTTGCTATTGAGCAGACTCAAACACCAGCACATAAAAATGGAAAGTGGAAAGATACTCATGGTGATAGAGTTAAAGTGAGAATTCCTGGTCTTCATCCAATGAAAAGCACTGATGATGGATTTGAACTTACTGATGATCAACTGCCATGGGCAATAGTTGCGAAACCAACTACACATGGAAACTACAATCATCAATCCTGTGGACTTCATGGTGGAGAGTGGGTTATTGGATTTTTTATCGATGAAGAATGTCAAATTCCTGTAATTACTTCTTGTTAGGTCAAAATTATGCAGGAGAGATTAATAGAGCATCGAATGGAACTACTTTAGGAAAAACGGTATCTAGATTTACTAGAGGAAATCCTCCAGGAGCACATCAACAAGGTGGAGATAAATCTAAAGCAAATTTGCATACTAAAGATGAACTTGCAGAAGAATTTAAAAAAGCAAAACGTCCATAATAAATAAAAAATAGGGAGGAATAAATTTCAATGTCTAATCTTCAGGAAACAAATAAAGGATATACTCAATCAGATGCTCCTTTATCCGAAAAACCTCTTGGTAGTGCAGCTATGATAAAAGCTGTTACTGAGATGCAAAAAACAAGATCTGGGCCAGATCCATGTGGTCAAGGTGAGATGGGTAGGATTAATATAGAATTACAGAAATTTTTTGAGGCATTAAAAGGAATTAAAAAATATGCGAATCTTTATGTAAATGGAACAATAAATAAATTGCAAAATGTAACTTCTCTAATTAGAAATGTTTCTACAATAATTGCAGGAGTAATGAAAAGTTTAATGAATAGATTGAGAGATTTTTTAATTGATCAAATTAGAAAGGCAGTTGATTCCATAATTGATCAAATATTTCCCACAATTGTTAAAGGATTAAGAAATACAATTATTCAGCAGATTATTGATCAAATATTCTGTGCATTTAAAAATGTAGTAAAATCTCTTAAAAATTTAGCAGCAGATTTTCTCTCCGAATTAGTCGGAAAAGTTGTTAATGCACCATTTTGTGCTGCACAACAATACACAAATGCTCTTGTTAATAATTTAGCAGCAATTATTGATAAGGCTGTTGGTCCATTATTGGACGGGATTAATGATGCTTTGGGTGGAGTTGCTAATGTTGTTGGTGATGTGTTCCAAGCACTTGATTATATTTTAGGATTTCAATCTATGACCTGTATGAAACCAAACTGTCCCGAAATTAAAGCATTTAAAGCGAGTCCTTGGGGTGGACCAACTCAACAACAAATTGATGATTTTGAAAATTTTATAGCACCTCTTGGTGGCAGACAATCTCCAGGTGCAGAAGGAATTGTTGGAGGTATTGATGGACTTATTCAAGACATAGAAATATTTGGAAAAGGAATTGGAGATTCTCCTACTACAAATATAGGATGTGATACTGATCCATTTAAATGTGGTCCACCAACAATTGAATTGTTTGGTGGTGGAGGAATAGGAGCAGCGGCAGAACTTGTTATTGATAATTTTGGAACAGTAATAGGTTCTAATATTTTGTCTGGAGGAAGAGGATATGAAAGACCACCTTTTGTTACAATAAATGATTCTTGTGGAAATTCATATATGAATGGATACTCTAACATAGATGATAATCCAGATTCACCAACTTTTGGACAGGTAACTGATATTATTTTCACAACAAATCCCACTGTTCCACCAAGAGATGGTTCAGATGAAACTAATCCTACTACAGGTCCTAATGACGATTTAGATAACACCGATAGACCTCAATCATCGGATGATGAAATTGATCCAACACTATTTGGATCAGACTATATTGTATGCTTAGAAGGATTTAGAGTATTGAGTATGGGATTTGGATATACAACTGATGATATCTTTGAAATTGATCCAGATATTCCAAATTTAAGTGTTTCAATAAAACTAACTGACGTTGGTCAAGTTATTGATGTACAGATTGCAGAGAGAATATGCGGATTAACTTCATATCCAGAAGTTGATATAAATAGTCCAACTGGAGATGGTGCGATTATAGAACCAATTCTATCATTTATCAAAATTGAAGATGAAATTGCTTCTGTAGATCCTGTTATTCCAGATGATGAAATTGCTTCTGTAGATCCTGATATTTCTGTAGATCCTGATATTTCTGTAGGTATCGATTTTGTTATTCAAGCAGAAATTGCTAAAAATAATTTTGAAGGATTTATAACTACCTTAAGAGGGAAAAAACTCATAACAGAAAAACAACAGAAAGAGTTTACACGCGGAAATGTAATTAAAATTGTTGATTGTATAACATAATATGGGAAATAAAATTAAAGCTAGAGATTATACACATGTAAATAATCCATACGCACACATTCACTTTGGACCATCTGGCGAACCTAATAAGAAGGGTGAAGATTTAAATACATGCATGACTACTTTACTTAGAAGTGGACACTCATGTATTTTTACTAATGATGGAAATAAAGGTGAAATTAATCCAGGTTCTTCTCATGAGATTTGTGGAACTGAACTTGATAGAGGTCGTAATGATTCTGAAAAAGAAGCAATTGCAAAATCAATTACATGCGAAAATGGTGATTTGGTACTAACTGCTCCAAATGGTAATGTAAAAATATTGGCACAAAATTTTTATGTTGAAACAATGGGTGCTGATAGTGATGGATCTATATTAATGAAGGCAAATGATCATATCATATTAAAAGCAGACGAACAAATTAATATTGCCGGAGGAAAAGTATGTATCACATCGGCCGATAGTATAACTATGAATGCAAAAGGCACACTTTATACACTTTATTCTGATATAGAACAAGGTTCGCCGTTAAATAATATAACAGACATTTTCAAAATTAGTAGCGTCACTGAGTTAATAAAATCTTTTGCAAACACTTGTAAGTGAGGAAAAATAATTATGTCTTTTCAAACTTTAGATACCGGTTCTTTAGATGTTTTTAGTGCAATTGTCGGAAGTTCTCTTAATATTCCAAAGGGTTTCTGGAAACCAGGAACTGCTGCGATTTATAACGGGTATTTTGGAACTACAGCACTCTCACAATATGGTCAAGGAACTTGTAATGTAGGAATGAGTCCTGATAGTCCATTTGCATATACTGGAGCTGTTGGTAATGTTAATTTTCATAATAAATGTTTAACAACGTATATTGGAGATCATAGAGTTATTGGACGTTCTTCTGTACAAGGTATAGAATTTAGAACAAACGTTGCAAATAGTCACATAGTTGCTAAAAACTCTACTATCGCGGCATCTAAAGCTTCCATCGCTGCAGCAAATTTAGATCTTAGTAGTGCAAATCTTAATATGAAAGGGAATGTATCTATTACAGGTTTAAATGCTGCATCTGGAGCAAGACCTCTATCTTGGGATGCAAAAAAACCTTTTGATATTCTTCATCCGACAAAAGAAGGTCATAGACTTAGATATGTTTGTTTAGAGGGTCCAAAGGCAGAAGTATATGTACGTGGAAAATCTAAAAATAATGTAATAGAACTTCCAGATTATTGGGTTGGATTGGTTGATGAAGAATCAATTACGGTCCATTTAACTCCAGTAGGATTTAATCAAAATTTATATGTGGAAAGTATTTGTGATAATAAGATTACTATTGCCGGAGCAGAAAAATACAATTTTCAATATTTTGCTTATGGTGAAAGAAAAGATGTTTCTAACAATATCACGGAGTATAAAGGCTTGACAGTAGCAGACTATCCAGGAGATAATAAAGAATATAATCTCATAAGATAATGAAAAAAATACATGAAGTTTTTCCTCTGGTTATATATCAGGGTTCTTTGGAATGTCATGAAAAATTCAAAGAATATAATTTAGAAGAAGTAAAAGAATATTGGTTTAACGGATATGAATATGAATCACCAGAAGCATCATCTAGAATTTTTTTACACCTCAATGAAAATTGTTCAGAGTTATTTAAAAATTTAAGAACAATTTTTGATGAGTATTTTGATGCTCTCAATATTGACTATCAGAAATTAAATTATCATGTCGTAAAGTCATGGGTCGTTTATCATAAAGATGATTCGACACCACCACTTCGACCACATAAACACAATGAAGCAAATATTAGTTTTGTCTATTATCTAAAAACAGATGAAACCTCCGATAAATTTGTTGTCAGTCAGCAGCCAGATACAAATGTGAATCAAGTTTGTCAGGGATTTTTTGATACTGCAGACGTTCATAATATCATGACGGGTTATAATCGATATAATTGTAATCACTACACAATTACTCCAACTGAGGGATCTGTAATTGTAATGCCATCAAGCACATATCATCACACAATTAAAAAAGTGAGAGAAAGAGAAAGAGTTGCAATTGCTGGTGATGTTAGAGTCACATTAAAACCAGAATGCTATAAACATCATCAAGGTTGCACTCATCCGTCACAATGGAGGGAACTCTAATGCCCATTCGGGTCTAATTTTTTTATAAAAATTTCTTTGTTCTGCAGCACTTTGATCCCCTATTCTAGTCCAATCTATCTTATAATCTAAAATAACTTTTTGATGTCCAATATATTTTCCAATGTAGTCATAGATTAAAGTTTCTCCAACTGAAATGTCTGCAATACCTTTATGATTCATATTTTTCATCATAGAATATAAAGAAAAATATTTTTTCATATTTGTAGGATTCCCATATGCAAAGAAATCAGCATATGATTCATGTGGTTCACATGGACCTGGATGAACTTTCCATGCAGGAATACAAAGTTTTACCTTCGGATTTATTTTAAAATTAGTGACACTGAGATCAGGTCGAGATTTGATAATAATATCATAATCATCAAAATCGAATAAATCAAGTGCCAGATAATTTGCATACCATCCTCTAAGTTGTCTTTCCGACCATTCTCTACCAAATNNTTCTCTNCCACCTTCTTTAAAAATCATTGGTGGACATGTTTCAGTATCTCTGAATAGATATGCTTTTGGATTATATTCTTCGATTACATCATTTACATCAATAGAAATAAATCCTGTTCTCCAATGTTCTTGAGAATATGTGGAAGAACTTATATATACATCCGCATTATATTTTTCAATAATATTTGAAATGTTTTTCGAAAGATGTCTTTTCCAATCTCTCATATATCCAGTAAGAACAAATGCGACCTTCATATCTAAATAAAATCAGTTATAATTAATTTATATTAAATTATGTCAAAGTCATCTGCGGCATTAGGTAGTCTTAAGTTATCACTAGATATTAGTGATCAGTATGGTAAGGATGCATCTGAAGGAATAGGTGTTACAGCAACATATAAAGAAGTTGAAATTAAGGCCAATCCAAAAACCGGGAAATATGAAAAAAGTGAGGTAGAAAAAAACTCTCCAGTAAAAAAAGATGTTGATGCTAGAGCAGATGAATTATCATTTTACAAGGGGCAAGTTGATTCATTGAAAGAAGTCACCTTCAATGCAGACAAAAAATTATTTGATATTGTAACAGAAATAAATTCCAAGAAAAATCAAATAATTCAAATAATTACAGAAGCAACTGCTGTTGGTTGTGGTTGTTCATTTGTAGACCCATTAGATACTGTGGTAAATGGAGTCACTCTTGGTGTTGGTGCAACTTTTGTTCAAGATTATGCTTATATAAAATCATATCCGGGATTGGATTCTGGTTCTGATAGTCCATATGAAAGTGAATCTAAATCAACAATGACTCAAAATAATATTGGTAAAGGATTTGAGACTGGATATGATATTAACTATGTTGAAGATAGTGGAGATCCATCTACAGGATTACCAATAGTAGGTTTTACGTCATTAACTGGACTGGCCAATATTTTTGCGAGTTGTAGTGATGATGATTGTAGTGATAAATTATCTCAAGTTGAGGATTTGGCTGCAGAAATAGGATCCCTCAGATCAAAAATTAATAATCAATTAATTTCTGACACAAATACCGTGAAGGAAGAACAATCTAAGAATGAGTTATTTGTATGGTCTTATGAACATACCGAAAATAGTAATGCTGACACTAGAAATAAGACGGCAAATGTACAATCTGTTATTAAAAACCAATCTGGATTTGATTAATCCAGTTCTATCACTGGCACAGTTGACACCGGCACTCAAATGCCTTATAATAACAAGGTAAGCAACCAAGGCACCATGCAAGACGAGTTTCTCACACGTTGTGTTGTAGACCCTACCAAACGCACATTCTACATCT